ATCCAAATTGTAAATGCAAAGAAAGACAAGATCAATTAAATGATATCCAATTATGGTAGAAGATAAAATTATTTGGCAAGGCGTAAAACAAAGAATAACGTCAACAATGTCAAATGAAGATTTTAAAATAATGTGTAAACTACATTCAAAGTATTTTAATCATAAGTATAGTGAACCCTGTACTTGTAATAAGAAAATGTTAAGAAACTGGATTGAACAACTGAACGAGAAGTTATTATAAAACTAATCAATAAATAAATTTAAAGCCTAGCAGTAAAATGTTAGGTTTTTTTTATTATATAATTATATGAATAATCAAATTATTTCAAATGTCAGAAAATAAAAGAGGAGGAAAAAGAGAAGGTGCTGGTAGAAAGTCTAAGTCAGAAGAAATGCAATTAGTTGAAATGCTTAATAAACATATTGACAAAGATGAAGCAATTATAAAATTAAAAGGAATGATTGATGAAGGTGATTTTAAAGCAATACAATTATACATGAACTACATGTATGGTAAACCAAAAGAAACCAAGGACATTTCTATAACATCTGAGCAACCTTTATTTGATCTTTAATGTTTCAAACAACTACTGCAATAAAGAAGCTTCACGCACTTAAAAAACGTAAGAAAGTAATTCAAGGTGGTACATCAGCTGGTAAGACATTTGGTATTATACCAATACTTATTGACAGATGTATAAGAACACCAGGTCTTGAAACAAGTGTAGTATCTGAATCTATACCTCATTTACGTAGAGGTGCTATGAAAGATTTCTTAAAAATAATGATGGCAACAAATAGATTTAGAGATAATCAATGGAATAGGTCTGCTTTAAAGTACACATTTACAAATGGTAGTTACATAGAATTTTTTAGTGTTGAACAACCAGACAAATTAAGAGGTGCAAGAAGAAACGTATTGTATGTGAACGAAGCAAACAATGTACCTTTTGAAGCATACACACAATTAAGTATTAGAACATCTGGCGATATATGGATTGACTTTAATCCAACTGCTAATTTTTGGGCGCATAAAGAAGTTGTAGGAAATGATGATGCAGACTTTATTACATTAACATATAAAGACAATGAAGCATTACCAGAAACTATTGTAAAAGATATTGAGTCTGCAAGAGATAAAGCAAAGACAAGTACTTATTGGAGCAATTGGTGGAAAGTATATGGTCTTGGACAAATAGGAAGTTTAGATGGTGTATGTATTCCAGACTGGAAAGAGATTAAACAACTACCAACAGAAGCAAGGTTATTATGTTACGGAATGGACTTTGGTTATACAAATGACCCAACAACATTAATTGGTTTATATAAATATAATAACACTTATATTTTAGATGAGGTTATACATCAAACTAAATTACTAAACGTAGATATATCAAACATACTTAAACAACTTAATATAGATGATATAATATATGCAGATTCAGCAGAACCAAAATCAATTGCAGAATTAAGAACATATAGACATAAAGTAATGCCAGTTAAAAAAGGTAAAGATTCAATTGTGTATGGTATCAACTTAATAAATCAAAATGATATTTATGTAACCTCAACAAGTAAAAACCTAATTAAAGAATTACAAAGTTATAGTTGGATGAAAGACAGAGAGGGTAACACTATCAATAAACCAATTGATGCTTTTAACCATTGTATTGATGCAGCACGTTATGCAATTACATCACAGTTAAGTAGTCCAAACAAAGGTAAATACAATATAAGATAATGAGTAATGAGGAAATGATTTCTACTATTCAATGCTTTATACACCACAAAACAAATAAGCAAATAAGAATATTGAAACCAAAAACACCAAGCCAGTTTTTATTACTTACAAGTCTATATGAAAAATGTATAGGCTTTTTTATAAAACATTAAGATAATAGTATTATATATATATGAAGATTGAAATAAACGTACCAACATCATTAAGTGAAGTTACATTAGGACAATATCAAAAGTTCTTAAAGATAGCAGAAGATAATCCAGAAGGTAATTTCTTAAATGCTAAAATGATAGAAATATTTTGTGGAATACCTTTAAGTGATAGCTACAAATTAAAGATGAGTAGCGTTACTGCTATTATAGATATACTGAATGAGTTGTTAAGTCAAACACCAAAAAGGGTAGAGCAGTTTACAATGAATGGTGTTCAGTATGGATTCATACCAGACTTGGACGAAATGAGTTTAGGAGAATATGTAGACTTGGATGGTAGTGCAAGTGATTGGAATAATATGCACATTGCAATGAATGTATTATACAGAAAAATAAAAATAAAGAAATCTGGTAAATATAATATAGTTGATTACAATGTAGAGAATCCAGAGAAGATGAAAGATATGCCTTTAGATGCAGCAATTGGTTCTTTGTTTTTTTTTTACAATTTAGGAATGGAACTGTCGAAGCATACGATACTCTCTTCCAGCAATCAAGCGGAGATGGAGGCTTATCAAGAGCAGCTAATTTCGGAAACAAATGGGGATGGTATCAGTCAATTTATGGTCTCGCTAACGGAGATATTACAAGATTTGAAGATATCACTAAATTAAATGTTCATCGATGCTTTACAATGTTATCATTTATGAAAGAGAAAGCAGAGCTGGAAGCAAAACAAATAAAAAGTAAATTCTAATGAAGGGTTTTTATCAAGTAACGGAAACAATAAAGAATCAATTATTATCAGATGTAAACGTTAATAATGTAACAACTGGAGATATAACAAAGATTGATTTAAGTAAACAAACAATGTTTCCTTTATCACACATAATAGTAAATAATGTAAATAACGAAGATAATGTATTACGTTTCAGTTTATCTGTTTTGTCTATGGATATTGTTGATGTTTCGAAAGAAGCAACAGTAGATATTTTTAGAGGTAATGATAATGAGCAAGACATATTAAATACTCAATTAGCAGTACTTAATAAATTAGCACAAATATTAAGAGGAGGTACATTACACCAAGATTTATATCAGTTAGATGGCACACCAAATTTAGAGCCTTTCTATGATAGGTTTGAAAATGAATTAGCTGGATGGGCAATGACATTTGATGTTCTTGTAAATAACGATATTAATATATGTTAAAGAATGTACAACAAGAGCTGAATAGATTTGCAAAGTATGTTATAACACAATCAAAGGCAAACTTAACAAGAGGTAAAAAGAATAGCTCTAAAGCACTTTATAATAGTTTAGACTATGACTTAAACGTAAGTCCAAATAGTTTCTCTATGAGTTTCTTAATGGAAGATTATGGTGTATTCCAAGACAAAGGAGTAAGTGGTATAAAGAAGAAATATAACACACCTTATAGTTATACAAACAAAATGCCACCTCCAAGTAAAATGGATAAGTGGATAGTTAGAAAAGGTTTAAAAGGTGTAAGAGGTAAAGATGGTAAATTTATATCAAGAAAGTCTTTACAATTTATGATAGCAAGAAGTATTTACAACAAAGGTATTAAACCAAGTTTGTTTTTTACAAAGCCATTTAAAAAAGCATTTACTAATTTAAACAAAGACATAATAAAAGCATATCAATTAGATGTTGAAGAACTACTAAAATTTACAACAAATGGCAATAATTAATACAAGAACTCCTCACTTTGTAGGATTATCAGATGTAAATATAGCTTATGCTACATTAGACATTGAAGTATATTCTGGGAATAAAAATACTGGTTATAGTGGAACACCTCAATATTCTTTAAGAAAACAATTGATACCTGGAAATGCTAAAATATATTTTGAAGTATCTGAATTAATTAGAGATTATTTAGATATAAAGTTTTCTGGATTTTATTTTGCTGCTGATGAATTTCATACTTGTAAGTGGGTGCGAATGACAAAGACATCTTTTAATTCAAATGGTGGTCAATTAACACAAGCAACATCAACTGATTTAGTAATAGATGGTTATTCTTATTTTGAAGAAGGTAGTTTTTATTCTTATACTGGAAAGAATCTTTTAATGAGTAACAGAGAAGTGTTTGCATTAGATGATAATATTTATAGAATACCTCTTTATATCGGAGAAGAAGTTAATATTGCTTTTTTAAGAGATGGAGAAATTGTTGGTACTTATACCAATGCTGGTGGCTCTGTATTAACCACAGAACAAATAGCACATATTAGTATAAACGGAATAAGTGCATACGATTCGTTTAAATCAAGAATTGTAAAAACCAATGGAATATTTGAAAACAATAAATGTATATCACAATATCTAAATACTTTAAGTATTGGTAAAGTAGATACTATACATATTGGTAATACTGATGGAACACTTGATATTATAAAAGTAAAAACTATTGATGAATGTAGATACGAGCCAAAGAAAATAACCTTTGTAAACAAGTTTGGTGTATTACAAGATATGTATTTCTTTAAAAAGATGGTTGAAAAAATGACCAGCAAAAGAGAAAGCTATAAATCAAATATATTAAATCTTCAACAAGGAGAATCTTATAATGTTTACGAACATACAAAAAGAGATTTTAATATATCTGCAAACGAATCAATGACGTTAAGTAGTGGTTTTTTAAGTGAATCTTATAATGAGGTATTTAAACAATTGATGCTATCAGAAAAGGTTTGGATAACAAATAGAACA